TTAATTGAATCTATTAATTTAGATAATTTAGAATATATAAAATTTTTATTAAATTTTTGTAATTCTTGTTTAAAGTAATCATCTATAGTTCCTCTAGTAAGTAATTCTATCTGAGGTGCAGAATATTTAGAATTTTTTGCTGCAAATTTAACCTTTGCGTCTATATTAATATAAAGATATTTTGGATCTACAAATTCAGGTATCACCGACATTACTTTTTTGCTTGCTAAAATATTTTTAGTTATATTAGTTTTTACAGTATCACTAACAACATATCCCTCATACGGTTTTAGCGATATAATAACTTTACCATACTTAGGTGGATCGTTATCCTCTCCGCCCCACACCGATACAGATTCAACCAAAGGATAATTTGCTTCTATAATAGATTTATAATCTGCAGCAGTTACTGCTCTATTAGTAGATGAGGCAAATCTTGGAGCTTTAAATTTTATTTCATCTATCGTATCTTTAACATCTCCCCCAGAAGAATTAGTAGTTGCTGTTATACTATTTCCTAATACTACCCCACCGATAGAAGCACCTAATGAAAAGTTTTGAGTAATTGTGCTGGACACATTACAAATATCACCGTTACTTACTAAATACTCTATAACTACAATATTACCGGGACTTAGTTTTTGTCCTAGACTACCATCTCCGAAAAATATTTCAAAATACCCTGACGGATTTTCTTCTAAATAAAATACTTTAGATGTGGGTTCTATGCCGTATAAATCATTTGCTAATGTATATTGTTCTGTTGTAGTATCAGTATACGAATTTTGAACTGTTACTCTTATTGTTGTTGTGTCTACATTTATATTAGGTATAGTATATTTTTCAGAAGGACCTGATAAATCTACTCTATAAGAATATTGCAACGGTTCACCTTCCACAATTACCACATCTGTAAAATTATACAACCCGTCCAACGGTTTAATTGTTATAGGATCTAAGTTTACAAACGTGTAACTAGTTCCATTTATATCTGTGGTAAATTTAGAATAGCGAGGCAATGTTAAGGTAGTGGGATTGTCAATTGGATTAGCTACATTAAACGATAATATTGCCTTAGCGCTTCTATAGGATATAGGAGTATAACCTAAATGCTTTGCTATAGAAACAGCAGATTCTCTTTTGACTGCTGAATCTAAAAACATTTCATTTGCAACCATATTTGCCAAGTATGCATTATAATGAGTATTATAGGATAATAGATCTAATAGTATAGATAAACTTGATGCGTCAAAATCATAATCTTTAAAAATAAGATTATTATCTTTATCTCTATAATTTGTTAAGAATTGTTTTAGATTGTTTTTGATTGAATCAAAATCTAATTCTGATATTCTGTAATTTGCCATTATCTTACTCTACTTATTAGTGTTGAAATTGTAACAGGAGTACTAGTATTTTTTAAAGTAAAAATAATATTAATTATCAAATCATTACTATCTGTAGATTCTTCTACTTCAACATTTATTAACCTTGCACGAGGTTCATATTTTTCTATAGAATCAACTATAGTTCTTTCCATTGCAAGTTTAACTGCAGAGGAAAAATTCTCAAATAATAAAGAATGTACTTGTGTCCCTATTTCCGGATGAAATGCTCTTTCGAAATTTTTAGTTCGTATTAAATGTTTTATCGCAGTTTTTACAGCATCCTCATCTGTTTTAAGATAAAGATCTTTGGTAAATGGATTGATCGTAAATGAAAGATCCAAATCCGCAAATTGTTTTATTTGTTTACTGGTTGCCATATTAGATATTTATTATGCTAAATTTATCAAAGATTTTGAAACAGATGCATGGTTTGCAAATGTTTGTACTGGCGGTTTGCTAGATTTAACTAATGTTCCGTTAGCAGTAAGGAACGCAATATGTATCCAAGCAGATCGTAATTTATTATTACCCGACTCAAAAGCATATTCTAAAAGAACTTGTCTGTGGGGAATATTCTGTACTATCCATTGTGCAATATCTCTATAATCTTTAAATCTAGTATTTGTAAATTTTATATCCGCAGCTGCACCTAATCCATGATCACTTGTTTCAACATTGCTACCAGTTACGATAGATATTACTGGTCTAAACACACTATTAATCTTCATATCAGGAAATTTTGCTTTAATGGGGTCTAGGCAATTTACGGTTAATTGTTTTAAATTGTATACTATTTGTTTTTCTGTTAATCCTCTTTGGGCAACTAATCCGCCATCTTTTAACATATCATCTAACGTAAATATTCTGTTATCTTTATTGGACAATATAAATGATCTTGGGAAGAATGTAAATTTATTAATATCAGCATCATTTACTGTTATTAATGGTGTAGTTGCAGAAAGTATTGCCTCGCCGTCAACTGCCTTCGGCACAATACTATTGTTTATTAATCCTTGTTGCTCCAAGCTTAATTTATATGTATCGGACCCTTCATCTCCAGCATCATGATAAAACGTTGCCTTTGAAATAACTTCTCTTTGCAATACTGGTATAGGTGTCTTGTCTGGAGATTTCTTTTCAGGTAACGTATCCAATGGGCGATCTATTTGTGCAATACTAATGGCACCAGATTGCTGTTTTACTACACCCCCTTCTATCAATGTTTCCAATCCACCGTTTAAACTCATTGTGGCCGTTCTGCCAGACTCCATTAAGAAATCACCGGAAGCCTTTTGAACAATATCTCCGTCCTTAGAATAAAAATTAATTCCTTTGCCCTGCATACTAATAGGGCCTTCAGATACAAGACTGAAACTTTTTGCCGCGGTTACTCTTAAATTTTCAGATATAATACTTGTTTGCCCTGCGCTTTGCACCAATGTATTACCGTGGCTTGTTACTGATAGGTCGCCCTCAACTTGAATTTTTGCATCATCCTTAACTAATATACTAGTCTTACCTTCAACCGTTAAACATTGTGCACCTTTAACATATACAAAGTTATTATGATCTATAACCTCATAGTTATCACCTACTGTTTTTCTTACCATTGACCCATTTACGTCAATCTCAATATATGTTCCTGTTTTATGAAATACATGTATTCTTTCTGCACCAGGTGTACTATCTAATTCTATTAAATGTCCTGCTTCGGTTTCTGTAACTTGATTGTAGGGGTATCCTGCACCATATGCAGAATCAGGTTCATTCCATGTTTGTTTACTATTAGCTAATTGTATATTATCAATTTTTCTATTCTTTTTTATATTAAAACTTTTATGTGATATATCTCCCACTGCCAACTTATTAATATCACTAACACCCGTATAATCTGATCTTGGATATTGTTTATTTGGATCCTGGAATCCCTGTATACTAGACAATGCAGAATTATTTAAAGCAGCATTACTTGCATTTGTATTATTTGTACTAGGCAAATAATTGCCGGCTGGATCTAATTTATATTCAAAATCTCTTGCAGTTCCCCCTAATGCAGCATTTACAGCAATAAAATAATCCTTTGCTAATTTTCCGTTTACATCTTTTTTATTTAATTTATCTGCATTAGTTACACCCATTGCCAATGACGTAGCTAATAATCCTGCAACGTTTTTTGCATCATCTTGATCCGAAATCTTTTCCATTCGTAGTAAAGTATTATAATTGATTTTAGATGCGGCAACAACTGCAGATTCTTGTATTGCCGTATCCTCTAAAAATTTTGTTTTACTTGTTATACCATCTTTACCAGTCCAATTTTCAGGATCGGTTGTCCATGTAGTTGGTACTATATCTTCAGGGCACCTTTTAACATAACCCAGATCAACTAAAGCATTGACACTTAACTGGTACTTACCCAATTCTCCTGTAGAACTTTCTTTCTCATAATTTCCGCTAGATACTTTATCAGAAAATGTTTTAAGAAATATATCCAAATCTGCTTGTGTTAACGGACCCAGGTTCGGTTTAGTATTCTTTTCAGTTCTTAATATATAGTTATTGTCTTGATCAACTATCGGTGAACCATCAGAACTTTTTACAACATTGTTTGTAGATGTATCTTGTTTTTGTTTTGCCAATGATGTGGTTGTGGGTAAAGGCTTTCCTGCAAGTGTTCCTATAATTAACGGTCGTTGTGCTTCTTCCCCATCCATGAACCATCCAACTACCCAAGTTCCAGGAACTATGCCCACCGGAGCGGAACCTACTCCAGATGTTGCCGCAGAAGTAATTGATTGCATAGGTAATGCCCATGGTAAATCTGAGGTGGGTATTTTTGTTGTGTCGCTGGTATGATAACCAAATACTCTTACTCGACACCTGCCTAATTTTTCGGGATCGTCTCTATCTTCAACTACCCCTGTCCACCAGACAAGCTCATTACTTCCAAAAATCATTTCTTAGCCTTATTATATTCTGTCTTTGAAAAAGAATCCTTAACCACATTCATAGTAATATAATGTGTTTTTGGGTTTATTTTATGAGATAAATTTGTTATCAAATAATAACCCGTATATGCAGCATCTCTCTCAGAACTTGTTTTATCCTGTGATGTTGGTCCACCCGGTTCACCCCTTGGGAAAATTATTTTTATAGTATTACCTACTTCCACATCTGTTCTTCCAGGAATTACAATTTCCATTTTAAAATTATTTAATTCTAACAGATTTGATCGTCTATTACCAAACGTCACCTTGGGTATTTGATCAAAATTATTTTCTACTTTGGTAAAAAGTTTTGGAGTACTATAATTAATCTTTCCATATGCATATGGATTCCTTAATATATTTTTATCAAACATTGGATATGAATCTGCACTATTCAAATGAGTATATTTGTCAAATTCTAGCGGATGTTCATACTCTTTTATTTCGTATATTTTATTGTAAACATCTATATCTAGTAAAGAGCTTGCAAGATACCCTAATCTGCTATTATCTAATTGGTTTACTGCAGTTTCAACAGATAGGGATTTTATCGCATACATCGCCTTATGTTTTTCATCTACAGATAAAGTCTTTATATATGCCTCAGAATAAACATATTCGCCTATCGAAAATGCGTTTAAATTAGATAGTATACTATCCATACTACCAAAATAGAATCCTTTAGTAGTTTCCCAGAATAAAAAATTTGCAGCTTTGCCTGCGGTAGGTAAACATTTTCCTGCTAACCAATTTATACATTGTATAGGTGTCCACCCTGGACTAATAAATTT